GTCGCGCACAGAATGAGACAGTTTCCATATGACTGCTAAGCGTGTACCGACCCGCAATCAACGAATTCAACGCGCGAAGAAAGGTGCATACGATCCCACGGCGGAAAAAGCGCTCAATTACGCACGCTTGACGAATCTATTTACCGATGCGATCCGCTCTGATGATCGGGTGGCGGCACTTGGCGCTCTCAAAGAACTTAATCGCCTCTTGGGGCTATATGCCGCGCGGCCGACCGAGACGCCGCCGGCTCCGGAGCCACTCGCGGCAGTCGTGGCGCGATATCTGGTGCCGCTCAAACTCCTGCCGGCCGACGAACCTGCCTCCGAACATATTCGGGTCGCGGCCCAGCATTTAATTGACGGCACGTTACCCGAATTGCAATGAGCGCAACGAGCGCAGCACGATATCGCGCCGCGAGAGACAACAGACACGCCTATCATGCGGCGGAATCGCGGGCCGCGCGCGAGATCGCCCCGCTACCAAAGGTCGCCAATCCTCCGCGGCGCCGGGCCGCCCGCAAGAGCTTCCAAGCGTTTTGCGAGCTCTACCAGGCGGGCGTGTATATGCTGCCCTGGTCCGACGATCACCTGCGGATGATTGCCCGGATCGAGTCGGCGGTGCGGAAGGGGACGCTCTGCGCGTTCGCGATGCCGCGGGGATCGGGCAAGACTTCGCTGTGCGAATCGGCCGTCTTGTGGGCGACATTGCACGGGTTCGTGCCGTTCTCCGTGCTCCTGGGCGCCGATCACGCGGCCGCGGAGCGCAATCTTCAGTCGATTCATTCGCAGCTGATCATGAACTCGGACATCATCGAGGATTGGCCGGAAGTCTGTGAGCCCCTGGCAAGGTTGGAGGGAATTCATCAACGCAAGTTCTTATACAACGGCCGGCCAATCACCTACCAGCTCACGCATACGCGGATCGTGCTGCCGAACATCGCCGGCGCGGTGGCATGCGGGGCGGTGATTCAGACCGCCGGCCTCACGAGCCACATCCGAGGCATGAAATACCAGCACCCGAGCGGCCGCGCCATCCGCCCGGCGCTTGTGATGGTCGATGATCCTCAGACTGACGAGTCGGCTCGCTCTCCCGCCCAGTGCGAGGCGCGGGCGTCAATCCTGGCGGGGGCCGTTCTGGGTCTGGCGGGGCCGGGCAAGCGGATCGCCGGCGTCATGCCTTGCACCGTGATCAGTCCCGGCGACTTGGCCGACACGATCCTCGATCGCTCCAAGCACCCCGACTGGCATGGCGAGCGGACGAGGATGGTCTACAGCTTCCCGAGCTCGCCGAGGTGGGAGGAGTACGCCGCCATCCGGGCCGATAGCCTGCGGGCCGGCGGGGGCGGGGCCGAGGCCACCGAATACTATCGCCAGCATAGGGAGGAGATGGACGAAGGGGCGGCGGTGGCCTGGCCGGCCCGGTATCACGAAGGTGAGCTATCGGCGATCCAGCACGCGATCAATCTGAAGCTCCGCAACGAGGCGGCGTTCTGGTCCGAATACCAGAACGAGCCTCTGCCGGACCCGGTCTTCGCGGCGGAGCTCACGGCCGACCAGGTCGCCGCCCGCGTGACGGGCCGGCCTCGGGGCGTGGCGCCGCTCGAGACGATGCTCGTGACCGGGTTCGTCGATGTGCAGGCCGCGGCGCTGTACTGGGTTCTGGTGGCCTGGGCGGCCGACTTCACGGGATCGGTGATCGATTACGGAACCTATCCAGACCAGGGGCGACATTATTTCACGTTGCGAGACGTCCGGAGGACGCTGGCCCGCGTGGCGCCGGGGACCGGCCTCGAGGGAGCGATCCACGCGGGGCTCGAGACCTTGATTGCCCAGCTCGCGACCCGGCCGATCGCGCGCGACGACGGGGCGGAGCTGCGAATCGATCGGCTCCTGGTCGACGCCAACTGGAGCGTGTCGACGGAGATTGTCTACAGCGTCTGCCGGGCCAGTCCCCACGCGGCGGTGGTCATGCCGTCGCACGGCCGCTATGTCGGGGCCAGCTCGCGGCCGATGAGCGAATGGCATCGCAAGCCGGGGGACCGCCGCGGCCTGAATTGGACCGTGCCGGCGGTGGAGAAACGGGCGATCCGGCACCTCGTCTTCGACACAAACTACTGGAAGTCATTCGTGCACGCGCGGTTGGCGACGGCGCCGGGCGACCGAGGAGCCCTGCGCCTCTTTGGCGACCGCTCCGAGGTGCACCGCATGTTTGCCGAGCACCTGACGGCGGAGTACCGGGTGGCGACAACGGGCCGGGGCCGTACGGTCGAAGAATGGAAGGCGCGGCCCGACGGCGGCGACAACCACTGGCTGGACGGTCTGGTGGGCGCGGCGGTGGCCGCCAGCCTGCAGGGCGCGGCGCTGGCGGGTCAGGCGGCGCCCCGGCCGGCGCGGCGCCGGTACACGGGGGCGGATGCGAATAAAGCCGCCGCGGCATCCGCGCCGCGGCGGTAGCCCTGCCTTGCCATGCCCCGCCTCGCCCGGCCTTGCCAGACCCAGCCTCGCCTGCCTCGCCTGCCTTGCCTTGCCCTGCCAAGCCCCGCCGGGCCTTGCCATGCCTGCCTTGCCCTGCCCAGCCGTGCCGCGCCGCGCCCCGCCGTGCCGCGCCTTGCCATGCCATGCCTGCCTTGATCAGTTCCGCGCCTTGGCGATCGCTTGTTCGACTCTGGTCAAGCGCTGATCGAGCGCGATCTGATTGGCGTAGATCGCCTCGGTGAGAATAAGGTGCCCCTCATGCGCAGCGCGGACGTTGGGCTCCATTTCGTCCCAACGCACATGCCGCAAGGTTTCCAGGCCGCGGAGTAGTTGCGCGTCGGCGCGGCGCTTGTCGTAGCGAGCCAACGTCATATGCTCGCTCGCCGGCGCCAGCCGATAGCCGACGGTGCGGACGTTGTGCAGCCGGCGTTGTTGTTCCTTGAGCAGCCGCGCTAGAGCGGTCCGGACGATCTGCTGGACGTCGCGCGTGGAATAAGAGCGCTGGGCGGCGGCGCCCAGCGCTTCGGAGAGCGCGTCATAGGTATAGAGATTGCCCGGCTCGCCGTCGCGGACATGATCAAGAATGACTTGCACGTTGGACCGGCCATCGCGCCGGGTGATCTCGAAGGCGTTCATTGCGCGATCTCCACTTTGCCGGTGAAGCGGCCGTATCCATTCACGCGGTTGTCACCGATGCCTTCGGTCACACCGGCCATCTCGACGATCCGGGCGAGATCCTCGAAATTCAAGCCGGCGTCCTCAATGAAGAGACCGGAGAGGCTCATGGCCCAGGGAAAGAACCGCGGCCGCACGCGCATGATGCGCTTACCGCCGACCACGACCGGCATGCGGGAGTGAAAATTGTTGTCGGCGAAGAGCTTCTCGATGTCCTTCGATCCCTCGTGTAGCAAGGGGATCTCCAGATCGGCGAATGACAGGGCTCGTTCGACGTTCTTGCCTTGCTTGAAGATCCGGGCGGCGTTGATCAGGCACTTGCGGACCTTGGACGTCGGCTGGACGACGACCGGCGCCTTGCCGTTCAAGCTCGTGTACAAGCCTCCGAACCACTCCAGGCGCTCGATCAATCGCAGATCCTCATCCGTCTTTTTTCGTTTGGCGGTGATCGCCTTGATCTGGCGATTCAGGTCGAACTCGGGATCGACCATTCTGGGATTGTGCATCAAGAGGGGGCTGGTGCCAGTCAATGTGAGAGTGATGCGCATGGGGACGACCTCGGAAGAGAGACGACGAGACCGTGCCGGATCATGACTTCCCGGTGGCCGACGATCTCGCCGCGGGGTTGGGGCGTGGGTTTCTTGCGGGGCGGCGCTGGCGGGGGTGTAGGCTCCGCCAGCAGTCGCCGGGCGGCCGCCACGCTAACGCGCAGCGCTCGAGCGAGCTGACGGGCGGTGATCGGGGCCGGATCGCCGCGGCGCTGGGTCACGGAATTCCTCGAAACTGATCTAGAACTCGATTCCTCGGATTCCTTATCACGAACTGCACGGAGAATCCAGCCATGCCTATCCGACCTCGCAGCACGCCGACGGAAGACCCCGCCTACGACGCCTTGCTGGCCGCCATCAGCGGGCCGGCCCGGGTGACGATCGACGGCAACACCACGGAGCTGCCGTCGATCTCGGACCTGATCGCGGCGAACCGGTATCTGCGGGCGCTGCAGGCGAGGGTTTCGAGCCGGGGATTCTCCCTCAGTCAATTTGTTCCGCCGGGGAGCATCTAGAGTCCTTAAAAGAAAGTAGTTTCCGATCACTTGAATACCTCGCACATTCAAGTCATCGACGCGTTCCACGAGCGGAACGGCGACCCGCCACCGCCTTTTCGGGCGAGAAGTGGTGGGCGCGCGCGGGCGGACCGGTTGGGGTCACGGCCGGCCGCCCGCGCAGTTCGTGCCCGGTACGACGCCGCGGTCACGACCGACGAGAATTTCATGCACTGGGCGAACGCGGACGGCCTTTCGGCCAACGCCGCCAATTCGCCCGAGGTGCGGCGGATTCTGCGCAATCGCGCTCGTTACGAGTCTGCCAACAACTCGTGGTGCCGGGGGATCGTGCTCACGCTGGCCAACGCCTCGATCTCGACAGGGCCGCGCTTGCAGGTCCAAACGGCCAACGACGACGCCAATAACCGGATCGAGGCGGCGTTCGGCCAGTGGGCGCAATTGATCCACCTCCCCGAGAAACTGCGGACCATGCGGCAATCGCGGGCCGTGGACGGCGAGGCGTTCGCCATGCTGGCGACGAATCCCAAGATCGACCACGAGATCACGCTGGACATCAAGTTGATCGAGGCCGACCAGGTCGCCGATCCCTATCCCCTGGCCGGCCTCGATACGTTCCGGCCGGCGAGCTCGCACGTCGACGGGATCGACTTCGATTCGTTCGGGAACCCCACGACCTACTATCTGCTCGAGGAGCACCCGGGCGATCTGGCGTATCGTTTCGCGGCCCGCGCCTTGCGCGTCGCGGCCCGGTTCGTCCTGCACTGGTTCCGGCAGGATCGCCCTGGGCAGGCTCGAGGGATTCCCGACATCACGCCGGCCTTGCCGCTCTTCGCCCAGCTGCGACGCTACACGCTGGCGACGATCGCCGCGGCGGAGACGGCCGCCGACCTGGCGGCGGTGCTGGAGACGACGGAGCCGCCGGGCCTCGAGGACGAAGCCGGGGACAGCGAAACATGGGACTCGATCCCGATCCGGCCGCGGCTGATGGCCCGGTTGCCGGACGGGTACAAGATGAGCCAATTCAAGCCGGAGCAACCGGCCAGCACGTACGAAACGACGGTTCGCCAGATCGTCAACGAGATCATCCGCTGCTTGGAGATGCCGCTGGCGGTCGGCCTGGGCAACTCATCGGGCTACAACTACGCCTCGGGCCGGCTGGACTTCCAGGTATTCGGCCGGGCGGTGGCGATCGAGCGAACGGACATCGAGAGCGCGATCCTGCGGCGGATCTTCGAGGCGTGGCTCGATGAGGCGGCCACGCTTCCGGGCTATCTCCCGCCCGGTCTGCCCGCGCGGAACGTGCCTCATGCCTGGTATTGGCCGGCGGAGCGGCACGTTGACCCGATGAAAGAAGCTCAGGCTCAAGCGGCCCGGCTGATCAATCTGACCACGACGTACGCCGATGAGTTCGCCGCCGAGGGTCAGGACTGGAAGACGCAATTCGCCCAGCGCGCCCGGGAGCAAAAAGAGATGATCCGCCTGGGATTGGTGTCACCCACGCCGCCGGAACAACAACCTCCGCCCGACGATCCCGAGCCCGACCTTGATGAGGACGAGCTCGACAACGACGAGGCCGACGAGGAACCCGCGCCAGAACCTGCCGAGGAGCTCGCAGACGATGAAGATTGACATTCCATCCTGTCTCGCCATTCACGCGAACGCCCGGATTGAGTTCGAGGCGCGCAAGTCCGAAACCGAGGATGGTCCGGCGCCGTTGCCGGCGATCGAAATGGTGGCCTATACCGGGGCGGCCATGCGCCTGAGCGGCTGGGGACATCCCGTTCTGCTGGACATGGACGGCCTCGAGATCGCTTCCCAGAACCGGCCGATCCGGTTCAACCACGAGGCCTCGGCCGGGGTGGGCCACACCGACCGGATCGCGATCAAGGATGGGCGGCTGGTGGCCTCGGGCGTGATCTCACGCGACACGCCCGAGGCGCGGGAGGTGGTGGCCGCCGCCGCCAACGGGTTTCCCTGGCAGGCGTCACTCGGGGCGGGGGTCGAGAAGTATGACTTCATCCGCCAGGGCGATACGGTGTCGGTCAATGGCCGGGAGTGGAAGGGGCCTTTGATCGTCGTGCGCCGGGCCACGCTGGGGGAGATCTCGCTTGTGGACGCGGGGGCCGATGGCGGCACGGTGGCGCGGATCGCCGCTCGAGCCGATGAGGGCGCCCCGCCGGCCGAAGGCGATGAGCCTGAGCTCGCGGGCGCGCTCACGCGGGAGTCGGTGCTCTTCCGGCATCGGGTGGAGACGGAGCGACGGCAGACAATCGCGGCGCTCATGCAGGAATCCCTCGATCAACCAGGGATCGATACGACCGCCGTGGAGGAGCTGGCGGCCAAGGCCGAGACCGAGCGCTGGCCGGTACTCATGTTCGAGAATCAACTCTTGAAGCTGAGTCGCCCAGCGCCCTTGCCGCGGCGGAGCTCGGGCCTGGCGAGTGGTCGCGTGATCGAGGCCGCGGTATGCACGGCCGGCGGCCTGCATGACCTCGAGGGGGCGTTCGACGCCGGCACGCTCGAAGCGGCCCACCAGAGCTTCCCGCACGGCCTGGGCCTGGTGGATCTCTTCATGCTGGCGGCCCGCCAGAACGGCTATACCGGGCATTCGTCCAAGGATGTCCGGGGGATGCTGCAGGCGGCCTTCCGGGCAGACGTCCGCGCCACGGGCGGCGGCGGTTTCTCGACGCTGAGTCTGCCCGGAATCATGACGAACGTCGCCAACAAATTCTTGGCGGCCGGGTTCGCCGCCATCGAATCGACCTGGCGGGCGATCGCCGTGATCGGCAGCGCCCGCGACTTCAAGACGATCACGAGCTATTCGCTCACGGGCGGCCTGGTGTATGAGAAGGTCGGGCCGGGCGGCGAGATCAAGCATGGCGACCTGTCCGAGCTCGCCTACACCAACCAGATCGCGACCTACGCCCGCATGTTCGCGGTCACGCGCACCGACATCATCAATGATGACCTCGGGGCGCTAAGCCAGATCCCATCGCGGCTGGGGCGGGGGGCGGCGCTCAAGCTCAACGATGTGTTCTGGGCGGCATTCATGGACAACGCCACCTTCTTCACGACGCTTCGTGGCAACTACTTCGACGGGGCCGAGTCGGCGCTCTCGATCGACAGCCTGACCACCGCCGAGGCGATGTTCATGAACCAGACCGACCCGGATGGGCAACCGGTCGGAGTGATGCCGTCAATTCTGCTCGTGCCCAACGCGCTCTTCACGACCGCCAACAACCTCATGAACTCGACGCAGATCGTGGGCGGCACGACAGCGCAGCTGGCCAATAATCCGCACGCCGGGAAGTACCAGGTGGTGCGCTCGAGCTATCTCTCCAACGCGAGCTACACGGGCAACTCCACGACGGCCTGGTATCTGCTGGCCGATCCCGCGGCGCTGGGCGTGATCGAGGTGCGTTTCCTGAACGGCCGCGAAACGCCGATCGTGGAATCGGCCGACGCGGACTTCAACACGCTGGGGGTTCAGATGCGGGGGTATCACGACTTCGGGGTCGCGAAGCAGGAATACCGGGCGGGCGTGAAATCGAAGGGGGTTGTGTGAACCATGCCGAAGCTCAAGCTCACACTCAATATCGGCAAGGCCGATGCCACGCGTCTCGGCCTCAAGGAAACCGAGGCCGACAAGGAAGTTGACGTCGCCGACGAGCCCGCCGGCGAGCTCTTGCGTAATGGCTGGGCAGTGGAACCAGGCCAAGCGGAGGAGGAAGAGGCGGCGCCCGGGCTCACGCCGGCCGATCTGGCGCGGGGCACGGCGGCGATCCAATTCTCTGGTCCCGAGGCCGATCCGCCGGCGGCCAAGGCGGAGCGGCGGGCCAAGGCGACCGAGGAAAAGAAGCGCCGGGGCCGGCCGCCGAAGAGCGGCGGCAGCGCGCGTTTCGGCGACAACCCGCATAAGTAGGAGGCTCAGTCAATGCCTGAGGCAACGTTTCGGCACGGCGATCCGATCATGATCGACTATACGCCCGGCGCCGCGGTGGCGGCTGGGGAGGTGATCGCGCTGGGGGGCGCGGCCGGCCTGGCGTGCGGGATCGCGCACCGGGACATCGCCGCCAGTGAACTCGGCGCGCTGGCCGCGGGCGGCGGGGTCTATGACGTGAAGAACATCGACAACGCCGCCAATTACGCCAAGGTGTACTGGGATACCACGAACAATGGCGTGACCACGACGGCGACCGCCAACGCGCTCTTCGGCTACATCGTCACGGGCGGCACCGGCGGCGCGAACTCGATCTGCCGGGCGCTCCATAAACCTTACATGTAATCCGAGGCCGGCTCTTGTGGCGCAAGCGACGATTCAGACCCTCAATTACTTGCGACAGGCCTTGGCCTCGGCGCACGCCGTGGGTAGCAACACGCTGATCGTGTCCGACGGCGCCGCCTGGGGCGCGCCAACGCCGGCGGCGCCCCTGATCGCGACGGCGTTCTATGTCGACGACCCGGGCGTGCCGATCTTCAATGCCCGGATCACCGGGCGATCGGGCAACCAGCTCACGATCGGCGCCATCACCTGGGGCGTGGATCTGGCGCTTGGAGTGGGCGACATCGTAGCGCTCACTCCGGCGGCGGAGCTCTTCGACGAGCTCCGTAACGCCGTCAACTCCAAGACGGACACCGGCCACGATCACGACGATCGCTATTACATTGACGCCGAGGTGGACGCCGCCCTGGCGGGCAAGGCGAATGTGAGCCATTCGCATCCGGCCGCCGACATCACGAGCGGCGTTCTAGCCCCGGCCCGGCTGGCGACGGGCACGCCGGACGCCACCAACTACGTGCGGGGCGATGGCACCTGGGCGGTGGTGCCGCTAGCTGCCCACGATCACGACGAGCGCTACTATCTTGAGGCCGAGGTCGACGCGGCCCTGGCGGGCAAGGCGAATGTGAGCCACGCGCACGCCGCGGCGGACATCACAAGCGGCGTGATCGCGCCCGCGCGACTGGCGACGGGCACGCCGGACGCCACCAACTATGTGCGGGGCGATGGGACCTGGGCGGCGGGACCGGTGGGGCCGCAGGGTGAACAGGGCATTGAGGGGCCGCCGGGGCCGCAGGGCACGCCTGGTGAAGGCGTGCCAGCCGGCGGCGCGACGGGCCAGGTGCTGGCCAAGGCGTCAGCCACGGACTACGACACGGCGTGGGTCGACCAGACTGGGGGCGGCGGCCTCGCCGACGGGGACAAGGGCGAGATCACGGTCACCTCGGGGGGCACGGTCTGGACGATCGATGATGGCGTGGTGACGCCGGCGAAACTATCGGGGCTGGTCCCGATCGCGCAGGGCGGCACGGGCGGCGGCACGGCGGCCGAGGCGCAGACGAACCTTGAGGTGGTGCCGGGAATGCACGTGCAAGCCTGGGACTCGGCGCTGGACGCCATCGCGGCCTTGCCGGTCGACAAGGGCAATCTGATCGTCGCCTCGGGCGTGGTCTGGGACCGTCTGCCGGTGGGGATGAATGGAGCGGTATTGAAAGCGGATTCCTCGAGGGCGACCGGTCTGCGCTGGACGATCGGCGGGAATGTCCTGGTCTGGTTTACCTCACTCACCAGTATCGCCGTCACGAATACGACGACGGAATCCAGCTTGATTCCCACGAGCCTCTCGGGAACGAAAACGGTCGAGCCCGCGCAGATGGTGGTGGGGGACATCGTGCGGCTCGAGATGTGCGGCACGTGCACCACCTTGGCGGCGACCCCCGGCAACGCCACATTCCGGTGGAAGGTGAACGGCGTCACCCTCGCGGCGGCGGGTCCCCACGCTCTACCCACGAATAACGCGCTCTACTATTTTCGCGTTTCGGCGGTGTTCATCATTCGCGCCACGGGCGCCGGCGGTAGTGTGGGCGGCTCGATGGAGATTCAATTGCCCAATGGGGCCTCGAACACGGCGACCTTCCGACATGCGCATTCGTCCGGCGGGCCGGTGTCGGTCGATCTGAGCGGCGGCGCCACGATTGACCTCACGCTCCAGATGACAGTGGCCGACGCGGGCAACAACTTCACGGCCTCGATGGTTTCGCTCAAACAGGAGCGCGCCTACAACCTGCCATGAATTTCGCACCACTCACGACGCTGGCACTGTCCGAATATCTGCCGACGGCGGTCGAGCCGCCGCCGCTGGAATGCGGCACGGACGTGATGGCGGACGCCGCGCTCTGGCTGGCCGATCAGCTGCACGCTCATACGTCGCGGCCGGTGACGTATTGTCGCGGCGCCACGGAAGTCGCCCTCTGCGCCACGGTGGGGCGATCGGCGGCCACCCAGGAGGATATCTATGGCGCCTTGCGGGTGATCTATACCGACCGGGATTACTTGATCCCCGCGAGCCAATTGTTGATCGAGGGAGTAGCCACATTGCCGATGGAAGGGGACCGGATCAAGGAGGATCTGGACGGCGCGATCGTGGAGTTCGCGGTCGTGGCCTCGGAGGGTGAGCCGGCCTGGCGATACAGCGACCCGCACGGGCGAATGCTGCGCATCCATACCAAGGAGATCGAGAGCGATAGCACGGTGGCGGCGGCGCCAGCGGCCTGCGGCCTCGATCTGATGGATGGCATGGCGCTCTGGTTGGCGGATCAGATGAGCGCCCACGCTTCGAGGCCGATCACCTACAGCCAGGGCCAGATCGAGATCAAGCTCTGCGCCACGGTGGGGCGTACGGCCAGTACCCAGGACGATATCTACGGCGCCCTGCGGGTGATTTATACCGACCGGGATTACCTGATCCCGACGGCGAGCTTGCGGTATGGCGGCCAGCCGGTGTTGCCGGCGGCAGGCGATCGTATCCAGGAGGATGTGGCGGGCCGGCTCATGGAGTTCGAGGTCGCGGCCTCGGAGGGCGAGCCGGCGTGGCGCTACAGCGACCCGCAGCGGCGGATCCTGCGGGTCCATACCAAGCAAATCGAGAGTGCCCTGGCGTGAGTGTGATCACCGATCTGGCCGATGCCATCACCGAGCGAATCAACGGCTTGCCGGAAATGCTTGAACATCCGGCTTCGAGGCGGCTCTATCTCCCCAGGTACACGCTCGAGGAGCTGGCGACGGTGCAGGTCGCGGTTGTGCCGGCGGCCATCGTGATCACGCCTATGGATCGCCTGCGCGATCAGTTCGATTACCGGGTACAGATCGGCATCCAGCAGCGAGTCGAGCCCACGCTGGCCAATCTGGACGCTCTCATGAGCTTGACCGAGGAGATCGCCGACGCCTTTCGGCCGGGCGTGCTTCTGAGTTTTCACGGTCTGCGGTGCGTGCAGGTGGAGAACGATCCGATCTACGACGTGCCATCGCTCGAGACGGCGCATCAATTCGTGTCGGTGTTGCAATTGACGTATCGCGCCGGCCGGGAGCGTGAGGAATGATCGGCGTCAAGTACAAGCAAACGCCGCGCGATCCCTTCACCTCTCCCCGGGTGGTGTTCGCCATCGAGCAGGGGCAGGCGAAGGTCTTCAAGCGCTTCGGGGCGTTCGTGCGCCAGACGGCCCGGCGCTCGATCCGCAAGCGCAAGCGGGTGTCGCTTCCCGGCCAGCCGCCCAGCTCGCATACCGGCGCCATCAAGAATCTGATTCAATTCGCCTACGACGCCAAGGCGCGGTCGGTGGTAATCGGCCCGATCCTTGGCAGCTCACGATCGGGGGCGCCAGCCGCTCTGGAATGGGGGGCGCCGTCGCGGATCGCCGCCGGCAAGCGCCAGGGCGAGGAGATCCGAATCCAGCCGCGACCGTATATGACCCCGGCGTTCACTCAGGAAACATCCAAGCTACCGGCATTGTGGCGGAACTCGATCAAGTAGGAGGATGGGCCGATGGCGATTGAACAAGTGCCCCTCGGGCTCGACTGCAAACTTTACCGCAACACGAGCACATATGAAACGCCGGCGTGGGTCGAGATGAAGATGATCAGGGACAACACCCTAGGCCTCGAGAGCTCCGAGGCCGACGTCACCAGCCGCGCTAACGCCGGGTGGCGGGCGACCGTGCCTACTCTGCACGAAGGGTCGCTCGAGTTCGAGATGCTTGACAAGAGGACCGTGTCGCCCACCGACGACATCTCAATCATCCAGGACGCCTGGCTCAACCGCACGCCGATTGAGTTCGCGGTGATGAATGGCCCAATCAACGAGATCACGTCGCGGGGCCTGCGGGCGACCTTCAATATCATGACCTTCTCGCGCGGCGAGGCGCTCGAGGAGGGCGTCGTGTACTCGGTCTCGGCGATGGTCGGCCAGTCGGACAATCCTCCCGAATTCATCATAGGCGACGTCACGTGGATTCCAACCTGATCCTATGCAAACCTTCCGCGACAACGCCGGCCGGCAATGGCAGCTCGAGGTGACGGTAACGACCATCAAGCGAGTACGGCTCCTGAACGGCGTCGACCTGCACCGGGTGATCGCGCGCGAACCCAAGAATCCGGCAAACCCGTTTCCGAATCTGGAGGAGTTCTTCGAGGATTCGATCCAGGTGGCGGATGTGGTCTGGACGTTGGTCGAATCTCAGGCCGCCGCGTCCGGGATCGATCAAGAATCCTTTGGCGAGGCGCTGGCGGGCGCGGCGCTCGAGGCCGCGGCGGTCGCTCTCTACAACGCCTTGGGCGACTACTGCCCGCACGCGCCGACACGGCACGCGCTAAAAAAAATCGGCGAGGCCAGGCAGAGGCTGGAGCAACAGGCGGTGGCGCGGGTCGAGGCGCTCGAGCTGGGCGCCGGCGGCGACTCACGGCCCGAGGGCTCGAACGGCGGATCCACGAGCTCGCCGGCGTACTCGGCGTCGACCCCGGACCGTTTTCGTGGCATGAGCTCGAGCTCATGACGACGGCCCGCTTGCGGTGCCAGTGGGAGCATACCGCATGCTTGATGGCCCAGCAGCTGAACATCCATCGCAAGCGGGGCCGGCGCTTGATCCAGCCGCGGGAATTGATGCCGGCCTGGCTACGGCCGCCACGGCGGCGGCGGCGGCAACCGAAGCTCAGTGAAGCGCAGTTCCTGCGAACGCTCAAGCTCTTGATTCCACCGGGGATGAAAGTCAATGGCGAGTACCCAGGGAGCAATTAAAGCCGGCCGGTCGTTCGTGGAGCTATTCGCGGACGATTCCAAGTTGATCGCTGGCCTCAAGCGCGCGAACGCCGGGCTGAAAGCTTTCGGCAAGGATGTGGCGGGGGCCGCCAAGATATTGGCAGGCCTCGGTGCCGTCGCAGCGGCGGGCCTGGGCGCGGCGGTGCTGCGCTTCGCCGACGCCGGCAGCGCGCTTAAAGACATGAGCGATCGGACGGGCGTGTCGGTCGAGACGCTTTCCGAGCTGCGGTATGCGGCTGGCCAGTCCGGCACATCGATCGAAGCCCTTGAAAAAGGCTTGACGAAGCTGGCCAAGGCGGGCGCGGCCGATCCGGTGGCGGCGTTTCGCGAGCTCGCTAATCAGATTCAGGCGACCGAAGACCCCGCGGAGCGTACGCGGATCGCCCTCGAGGCGTTCGGCAGGTCAGGCACGGAACTGTTGCCCTTGATGCTCAATGGGGCCGCCGGGATCGCCGCGCTTGAGGAGGAAGCGCGGAAACTGGGCGTGACCATGTCGACCGAGGATGCGGTCGCGGCCGAAGAATTCGGCGACAAGATGAGCGCCCTCCAGACCGCGACCGACGCACTGGCGCAGAAACTCGGTTCCGTACTCGTGCCCTCCCTCACGGCGGTGGTGGAGAAACTGACCGAGGCGGTCGTCGAGCTGGGGAAGTTCAAGAAAGACGCGGACGATGCGGCCGACGGCATGGGAACGGTATGGATGAATCTGGGGAATACCCTCGAGCGCTGGCAGAAAGGCTTAGGCGATGTGTTCCACGACGCGCGGGCTGAGTTCGAGGCGACTTCCAAGAAATTGGATAATATGCTCGCCAATCAAGCGGATCTGAATGATGAGGTGGATCGTCAGGCCAACGCGGAGATCGCGGCGCGGGCGGCGGCACGGGCCGCTCTCGAGAAAGAACACGAACGGCAACACGACGAAGCCATCCTTGACCTGGCCCGGCAACAATCCGAGGAGCAGGAGCGCGCCGCCCAGGCCGCGCGCGACAAGGTGGCGGCAAACAAGGCAGCCGCCGACGCGGCGGCGGAGCAGGCTGGTTTTCTCGATACGGCGATGGGAGCGGCGGCGGGCGCGGGGCCGGGCGTGATCGCCGCCCAGGAGGCGGAGCTGGAGACCTTGATCGACGACATGCTTGATCCCTTCGGCTCCTTCGCCCAGGAGCTCATGATGCAAGCTGGCGGGCCGCCGGCGCCCACCGAGCTGGCCGCGATGGCGGCGCCGGTTGCGACGGCCGCGGGCACCTTCGCCGCCGCGGGTGCGGCGGGCCTGGGCGTCACGACCGCCCAGGAACGGGCGGCCGACGCGGCCGAGGATACGGCGGAGTACACCCGGCAACTGGTGGAGATGGGGCGCAACGGCCCCTTCGTCTTTCAGGCGTGAGGCCGCGTGAATGAGCGCCATCTACTACGTCGACCCTTCCCTGCCACCGGCGCTGCGCGATTACGAGCGTGAGCGCCTCGAGTGCCATTCCGCGCCCGGCAGTCCCGACACGGCCTATCCCAGCTACGCGGCGGTGTGGGCGCTCAATCCCGCGCCCGACTCGATCATTCGGCTCAAGCGCGGCACGACGTTCGCCGAGGAACTCTGGTTTAAGTCGGGCGCCGGGCCGGATGCGCCTTTCACGGTGGAGACCTATGGAGAAGGCGCGGCGCCCGTGATGACGCATCCCACGGAAGGGAACATGCTGCGCTGGAATCGGGAGGCCGGGCTGGAGAATACGACCGTGCGCGACCTGCGATTCTACCGGCCCACGATGGATCCGGAGAATCCGGCGTTCAACGGCCGCGCCAAGGCATTCTTGGGCGATCCGTTCTACGATCAATCACCCGTGTCGAACCTACTGTTTGACGGCTGCATGTTCGATCATTGCACGGCCTCGATGTATTGCTCCTCGGGATCGCTGCGCGCGGGATCGACGGGCGCGATCTTCCGGAACACTCTCTTCTATCGGGGCTGGCAGGCTCGCGACCTGGGCCACGCCCAGGGCGTCTACGCCGCCAAGTTCCCGCTCACCTTCGAGGATTGCGTGGTCCTCGAGGGCGGCTGGTGCCCGACGGCGCCGCCGGGGGCGCTCGCCGAGGCCACGATGTTCAACCACGCGATGTACCTGACCTACTGCCCGGCACTCACGATCACGGGTTGTACATTCGACCGGCCGAGCGCGATGGGCGTCAAACTGCGCTCCGACACCAGCGGCGGTGCGGGCACGCATATCTTCAATGATAATCTGTTCATTGATAATGAGGTCTCTATATCGGCTGGCGGCAACACCGACCTGCCCGATCGATTCGCGCGGGTGGAGATTGAGAACAACGTCGGCTTGTTCCCAGGCTTCACGTGCCCGACGGCCTGGGCCGAGGGCGATGTCGCCGGCCGCAATCTGGCCTGGTTCCTGGACTGCAACGACTGGAGCTCAGGTGTGATCCGCAAGAATCTTCTTCTCGGGCAAGGCCGGCCCGATCGCGTGCAGTCAACCTCTTACGCCAAACTCTGGGGCGTGCTCCGAGGCGTGACGATGGATGACAATTACTTCCACTGCGCCACCATGCACGAGGCGCTCTGGATCAAGGGCGTCCAGGAGGGGTGCAATCATCACGTGCCGCGGCAGACACCCAAGCAGACCTCGCTAGCGGCGTTCTCGCTCGACCTCTGGCGGCGAGGCTGGGTCGAGGCGGGCCGCCAGGCGGGCCGCGTGGCGAAGCACGCCCGCGACTTCAACGGCGCGGCGCGGCAGACACTGGGGATCTAGGCGATGGTCGCGACGATCGAGGAACGCTGGGGCTCGCGGCGCTGGTCCAAGGGGCCGAACCCTACCTTTGAATACCTCTGGACGGTCCAGGGTACGGAAGACGAGATCGAGGTGCGTGACTTGATCGAGGCGACATCGCCCGAAACCTACTTCGATCTCGAGAAAGACACGACAAGCGCCGAGCAGGTGGGGCCGCAACTCTGGTTCGGCGCGGCCCGCTACGCCTATCCGGGGAGCGAGTCGGAGTATTCGTTTCAACTCGGCGGCGGGTCGGTTCACATCACGCATTCGCGGGCGACGATCGCGTCGTACCCGGCGCCGGGATTCACGACGGCGCCCGACTTCCAGGGCGGAATCAACGTCACGACCGAGGCGGTGGAAGGCGTCGACATCGACTGGCCCGAGTACACGTTCGCGGAGACGCACTACTTCGACGACACCTTCGTCACGCCCGCGTACAAGGCCACACTCTTCGAGCTCTGCAAGTGCACGAACAACGCCGCGTTCAAGGGGTTCGCGGCGGGCGAGGTGCGGCTGCTGGGCGTGGAGGGCTCCAAGCGAGGATCGCGCGAACGGTGGGCGCTCACCTATAACTTCAAGGCGTCGGAGAACGCCACGAGCCTCACGGTGGGGCCGATCACGGCGATCGCCAAGAAGGGCTGGGAATACCTCTGGGTCCGCACGATGGAGTTCGAGGACACGACGGCCAAGATGCTCGTGAAACGGCCGGTGGCGGTGTATGTGGAAGAAGTCTATCCCAGCGCCGACTTCAGTTTGCTGGGGATCGGGACATGAACGGGGGGCCCGTCCAGCCAGGCGAGCGCCTCCAGATCCGGGCCTCCACGTGGAACGCGCTGCTTGATATGGAGCGGCGGATCGCGACGGGCGAGGGCGCCGCTCCCGCGAGCCCTGGGCGGGGGCAGTCCGATCCCACATTGATCCGGGTCAAGAACACGAGCACGACCGACCTGGGCCGGTACGGCGTCTGCGGTCTGGGCGACACCTTGTGGATGCCGACCGATAATCAAGCCCAATTCCTGGAAATGGTCGTCTTGAAGGCGATCGCGCCCGCCAGCAACATGCAGCTCACCTTCGGCGTCGCGGTCGAGCCGATCGCGATCGATCGCATCGGCCGCGTGCAGGTCGAAGGCTCGACCCCGGTCAAGATCAACGTGACGGATGAGGCCAACCAGTGGGCGATCTGCACGGCGAACATGACCCGCCTCGAGACGCGGCCCTACGGCACGGCGCGGATCCTCTGGAAGGAGGCGGGCACGGGTGAGAGGTGGGGCGTGGTGCGGCTCGGCTTGCTATCCGGGCCGTTCCGGATTCAGTTTCCCGGGGCGGTGGCTGCAGGCAGCTCGATCGCATGCCAGTACTACGTGATGGGTGGCACGCTTTCGAGCCAAACAGTCGCCATCTTCAATCGTTCCGGCGGCAGCATCGGTACGGCGGGCCGGGTCGGCTATGCCTATCTGAACTCCCAGGAGCGCGAGCTGCAGTTCATCCAGGAGTCGTGCCCGTGAGCCTGCGGCATTCGCTGGGGTGTCGGTGTTGCGGGGCCGAGGATTGCCTGGCATGCTTCGGGAGCGGCACCAAGCCGACAACCCTCACACTGGCGCTCAAGGCCTCGGTGGCGCCCAAGGGAGCCGGCGGCGGCGAACCGATCCCGCCGGAATGTCTCGAGAAAGATCTGACGGTCACGCTCTCGAATGCCAGTACACCCGGGAACTGCACGTACGCCGCAACTTCGATGACCCCCGACCGGGAGCCCAGTTTCTACGCTCAGGTCGGTTCGACCGCGGCGTTTCTCTGCGGCTCAATCAGTCAGATTGAGCAATTGCCGCGGATCCGAAACTTTCACATCTTCGATCTCAGGTGTGAGGGCGGCGCGCCGGTCTTGCGGATCGTGTTACGCTCGATCAACAACCCGACCGGACCCAAGTATACGGACGCCACCTTTCGTTTCTCGATGACCCTGGCGAGCGAGACTCCGATCCTGCTCAATGCCTTCGTGCTGCAAGATGTCGGTTTCACCACCAATAACGTCCCGGCAACGCCGATCGTCTGGATCACCCGTATTCATCCGGGGTGCACATGCTTGCAGAACCCGAACGTGGCGTCTCTGACGAACCAGCTCCGACCCCAGACGATCGCGCCGTAGTGCTGCTTCTGGTGCGCGACCCCGCGGACCCCCCGCCACGCTCCGCCAAGCCGCGGGTGGCCCTGGGTACACCGCACTGCCTACCTTGCCAGGAAAAGCGGCGGGGAACGCAAATCTAAACCCCGCTTCCCAGGCTGGCGAGGAATCGGATCACGCCGATCACGACCATCGCGGCCACGCAAATCCAGAACAATGTAATGATCCAGCTGGGGATCACGATGCCGAAGGCCTGCGCCGCCACGTATACTGCCGCCACGATGGCGATCAAGATCACAAGCCAAATCGCCCAACCAGCGATGGTTCGAGGCGGTTGAAATCCCGTGCTCATTGGCCGATCTCCAGCTTGGCGGCGATCCGATCCAGGATGGCGCGATTGGATCGAGCGAGCTCTTCGATGAGGGCGATCTGTTCGCGCTGATACACGGCATGCTGGACGGCGAGCGCCGCCACCGCCAGCAGGATCAAGACGGCCGCGATCGAGACGGCGTAGTCGTGCCAGTGCCTCAGGAGCCACCGGGCGAAGTCGGCCGGGCCGGGCCGCTCGAGGACGGCCCCGACGCGAATCGGAAAAGCGCCGGCGGCGGCGGGGGGCCGCTCATGGGAATTTGTCGCAGCCACTGTTCCAGCCTCCCCAGGTAGTCCGCGAGCTCGGCGATCGCCTCGGCGTCGTCCGTTGAGCGCTCGAGACGCAGCCGCTGGAGCTCATGGGCGCGGGCCGACTTGACCGATTCGAAGTACCCTTGAATCACCGCCAGCACAACTACCGATACGCCGCCCGAGGCCAGACCCAGGGCCCCGGCGCCGACCGGACTGGCGGCCTGGGCGATGAGGTCGATCACGTCAACCCCCGTTCGACGATCGGCGGCACGTCCCGCACGACCACGGGCGCCGAGCGGTCGGCCGGATCTTCGTGCATGGCGCGGACCGTATAGGCGTCGAAGTGCGTCTGCCCTTCGATGTGGGCGCGGCTGATCCAGAAATACCCCTGGACGCCCCATGAGCGGCCCCACGAGTTCTGGCACTTGATGAGCCACGCGCCGTCCGCCCTTCGCTTGGCGCCCAAGCCGGCGGTGACGGCGTGGTTGCCGGGTCCGCGGCAGATCCCGCAACAGCCGTCGACGTCGAGCTGGTCGAACCCTGGCCCCACGCACACGCTGAAATTCATGGTTTGGCGGAGCTGGGTCGCCGACATCATTTCATCGAAGGAACGGATGGGGGCGCCGATCTCGATGCGGAAGCGGTGGGCGGTGATCGCATCCTGACGGGTGAATCGAGCAGGCGAGATCGTTCCGTAAGGCACGCTGTCCTCGGGCACGGTTCCCTGACCTTGCATGAACGTCAGCGCCGCGCCGATGTGGGCGCCTTGATCGACGCCGCCGCAGAGGTGGGCGTAGGGATACCACGCCGATAGCGCCACGTGGGGCTGGCCGGTCATCCAGCGCTCCCATTCGGCCGAGGTGGCGGCGGCGTGGCCCACGCACGCGGAAAATGATGTTTGATTTTTGATGTTTACCGGCGAGTCGCTGATCTCGAATTCAATCCATTGCTCGGGTGGTACGAGATAGCCAGCGGCGGCGCCGCAGCGCACCGGAAAGTTCGCCGGGGTGGGCAACGTGCCCAGGCGTCGGAGCTCGCCCAGGTGGTCGATGAAGTCACTGGGCATGGGCGACCCCCTTCACGGCGGCGGCGACGTCCGAGGGCATGGGCGACTCGAGCTCCACGAGGACCTTGCCCTCTTGGTCGACGATCAAGAGACAGGGGTAGCCGAGGCGGTCGGCATGGGTCCGCAGGTTCAAGGCGTCGACCTGGGCCTGATCGGAGCGCAGGAGGCGCCACGAGATCCGAGCGGCACGGACGGCCGCCCGGACCTCGGGAACGTCCGTGAGGGCGTACTGGCCGGGAGTGGCCTTCTGGGCGTCCAGGAGATAGTACGCCCAGGTGGAGGGCAGCTCCGGGGCCGGAGTGGGCTTGGGGGCCGGCTGGGGCTTGGGAGGCGGTTGGGGAGCCGGCGCCGGCCTCGGAGCTGGCGGCGGCGCCGGTTGGGGCGGCACATAGATTGGGATCGTGCCGGGGTCGTAGGGGACGATCACGACGGCCGGCGTGGGCGGCGGGGCGTGGCCGCGGCCGAGGAGGCATGCCAGGCAGAGGCAGAGGCGGGGCAAGCGATTCATGGAATCGCTATAGCCGAAAGGGGATGAAGAGTTCTAGACCATCGGCCATCTAGGCCTTGAGGACCAATAGACCACCGGTCAATCTGCCCGATGGTTTTCCCATCGGCGCACAGTGCGCCGATCATGCCGGCCAGATCTTGCCCGCGATCCGCGCCAGCTCCACGCGCTCGGCGGTCGGATCATGCTCCCGGTAGTAAGACTGCATGCCGGTTCCGCTATGGCGCAACCAGCGCTTGAGCTCATCGGGCGTCAGGCCCCACGCCCGCGCGTAGGTGCCGATCGTTTTCCGAAAGCTCAGGATCGTGAGACCGTCGAGACCGGCTCGGCGACCGGCCGCCTTGATGCGATCGAGCGGCTTGGACCCCGGCGGCCCGCCCTGCCAGAAACCCACACCAACCCCCGTGCGATTGGGAAAGACCCACGGCGTTGCACGGTACGTCCAGGTCCGCTCGAGCCACGCTCGCCAGTCGGATAGGACGGGGGCCAATTTGGGATGGATCCAGAGCGATGCCTCGGCGCTCGAGGTCTTGAGCGGCCGCGCCGGATGAGGGCGGATGTGAATCAATGACGCCTCGAGCTCAACGTCGATCCAACGTAAGCCCAGACCTTCCATCTTGCGCAGACCAGTGAACGCATAAAGGTAGCCCAGAACTCGCGTGCGTCGGTCGAGAAATCGGCCGCCGGCCGCCTCGTGATCGAGCAGATCGAGAAAGCGCTTGATTTCCTCGGGCGTTCGGTGCCATTCCGTCGCTCCGGGCCGCGGCAACTGATGAATCCAACGCGAGCGCTTGCCGATCGGCGAGACCGTCAGATACTCCGATTCAATGCCGATCATGACCGCGCTCGCGAACGTACGGAGCAAGCTGTCAATAGTCGCTGGCCGCCGGTCGGGATGAGCGGCCAGCCAGCGCGCGACGATGACAGGTTTGAGGTCGCTCGTTTTCCGCACGCCCTCGAGGGCGCCGAACTCCGCTAGAACCTGGCGCATCTTCTCGCGGGTGGCGGGGCGGCGGTTCCCGTAGATCTCGAGGACTTCACTCATGAAGCGGTTGTACGAAACCGCCGCCATCTCAACTACTCCCGGTGAAACCAACATACAACATTCCCGGCAGACACGAGCTTAGGCCCCGTATCCGTATAGGTCTCAAACATTTCATCATGCGACAACATCCTGGTATTGCCCGATGGGTGGATCCGCGCGGCGCCGCATACCTCGCAGCGCACCCGCTTGGCTCCCTTGGTCCGCGATGGCGCGCTCCGTGGAACCCACCCGCCGGCACCAACATCCCACTTCGCCGCGATCACCGCGCGGCCGCAAAATTGGCAGATCCTTGGCACCACGCTACCTCGCGTATTTCGCCAGTCAATGATCGCGTTACAACCTGTGCATATCGCCGTCGGCATGGCTCCTCCCTTAATGCATCGGCCACCACGGTCAGCGTGTCTCGCCCGATGTTGCGAAAAACCCGCAACCAACCTATCGCCTGTCACGCCGGAGGTTGCGGGTTCGAGCCCCGTCATCCTCGACTCGGTCGCGCCCGGGGGACGAATGGTGTATAATCATTCGCTTCATCGGGCCGATCTCCGGGCCGGGCGGGGGGTATCACTTGTCAGGCTGTCCCTCGCCCGGCTTTTTCGTTGGCCGGGCGTCACGCGGGAGCTGAAATGAAGTAACTGAAATCGGTCGCGCCCCGAGGTAGTCCTCGGGGCCGATCTCCGGGCCGGGCGGGGGGTCTCACTTTCTCAGGGGTGTCCCTCGCCCGGCTTTTTCGTTGGCCAGACGCGGACCCCAATTGCCCCTCAGGCAACCTCGAGCAGCTTCATACGATCCGACGTCGTCAAGGCGTCCATCGTCCCTGTGACTTCGGCAACCTTGTAACGCCGCCGCTCCGCCTCCAGCTTGTGAGTGCGCTCCTGCAATGCCAGATTCGCCCGCAGCGCGTCGTTGAGATTGCGCTGAGCCGCGCTCAGCTCTTGTTCAACCTCAGCTTCACCCGCCCGCTCCATTGCCTTCTCGATGATCATCGTCCATCCGCCTCTCGAAGAAGTGCCGTCAATGATGAGCATGCCGAGATCAGACGCCTGATCATTCCTGGATGCTCCTCCTTCGTTGCAACACGAGCAGCCTGCTTCTTGTTCGGGATGCGCGTCAACTGACAGTGCGGATCTCCTGTTCCAGCATCCGCGGAGAACTGCGGCGGCGGTTCGGCTTTGGGCCGTCTCCGGGCCGGGTGGGGGGTGTCACTGTCAGGGGTGTCCCTCGCCCGGCTTTCTTTGTTTGCCGGACGACGGACGGTCGTAAGTCAATCGGGGACGGCAAGCGGTAGTAAACATTGCTGTCCCCGGCCCGCTCACTTCAATCGGCCAGATCACCGAGCGAAGGCAAGCCCTTCTTTTTGGTGTTGACCTTGAAGTTGTTGACGCGGGTTCCCTCCAAGTGGGCATGCCAAGCCTTGGCGCACTTGGCGTAGATATCGCGGGCGCTGACTGATTCCTTCTCATCCTTGATCCGGAAAAGTTCGCCGGCCAGGTCCGACGCGGC